CCGTTTGGCTTGCAGCCAGTGGCGCGGCAGTGGTTGCAGATAACGCTGTGATGGCTATGGAGACCTTAGACACAAATGCAAAAGCGATCACAGATGCGATTATGCGGATACGGCAATCCTAATATCGTCTTTGCAGGCAGCAATCGGCCAAAAGCGGCATTCCGTGAGCGGCAGCTTTCGGCCAATAGCTGCCTCTCATCAGCGACCGATATCGCTCAAAAGCGAACGTTCGCAGGTGACAGCTACCGACCAAAAGCTGCCGGTAGCGAGTAGCAGATGGCCATACATCTCTGCCCATCTCAAATCACACGGGAATCAGCTAGATCTCTTCAGAGGTTCCTGCGGGGAACGGCTTGAAGCAGCGGATGTTATATCTTGAGGAATCTATTGCGAAATGTATAATTAAAGTTATATATGGCATAAAAAATGACTTTCAGCTACTTGGCGGTGCTTGAAAGTATGAAATTTAAGGAGCAAGCATGAATCCTGGTTTTGATGAGGGGGATTTTAAGAAAGCACGTGGAATGCTTTTGTCTTTTTCATCGGTACTCATTGCCATATGGTTTTTTGGTGCAGACTTTAAGTCAATGTCGGTACTTGGAACTAAAATTGCCTTCACGCAAAACACTCAGCATATTTGGTTAGTGGCCTTGGCGGTAAATAGTTACTTTCTTCTCAGGTTTTACCAGCACTCACCGGGCGCGAGCTATTCTGACAACAATATCTATAAAAGCACTTTCGAGAGCTTCTTGATTAAAAGCACGCGCAGGTTAAAAAAGGGGGAAATGAAAGAGGATTTCTTCAGAAATCTTAATAAACTAGGGGGACAAGCTAGCGAAAATTATAAGCATGATATAGTCCGCGAAGGTCTCAGCATCGTTAATAACCCTAACGAGCAGAGAAGATTTATACGAGGAATTGCTTGGGTAGCAAAATTTCACATTCGCGGCGAATATAGAAATGCAGATGCTACTGAAATAAAGCTAACACCAGCTATTGAGTTTAGTTATCCTTGTTCTTATTGGTTGATAGTTTTATCTATTTATCGAGCAAAAATATTAGCAAACGTCAAAACCTCTCTCGGCACTGAATACACCATGCCATATTTGTGGAGTGGATGGGCAACGGCGATATGTATTAGTCAATGGCTCGCTGTAAATTCCATTTGACTTAAATTTTTGACTTAAATTGAAGCTGGACACTATTTAAAATTCGTCCTCAGGATTAATTCTGGAAAAACAAATTCAATTTCTTTCGAGCTCTACATCAACAGAAACTCGATTGATCTTATACAATGAAACAGCGCCGCCGATAGCTTTAGTCGGATCGAACAATGCTAGGTTCATTCCTTCGCTTACAGAGCTACGGTAAGCAACTCCATCATAGCCACTCTTTTTTATGAACTCGCAAAGATATTGACTTGGAACATAATCTATGGCCGCCCCCTGAGGCAGCACTGGTCTCGTTAACTCCTCACCCAAACGCTCCAAAAAAGCAATATCTGCTCGTAACTGTCCGATTGCGCCGGCATCTCCTAGCAAAAAAGGAGAGACTAATTTTCTTGGATTTCGAAGATCAACTATCCGCAACGGGCCAGCAATTGTGAACTCAGCTACACAAGCAACCTCCCCCGTATGTGGACGAACTTCTGAGGCTGCAGTGTCGGGCTGCGAGCCAATATACAGGTAAGGTATACCTGGAGGATTTGCACGACCGTGGGATGCAAGACGCTTGGGAGGAGGGCCCATCTCTTCGATCGAATATGTTCTATCACCAGATCGGATTCTAGCCCGATACCAAAGCTGAGGTAGATCATCGGCCGGAAGATGGCCAAGCAGTTCTTTGAAACGATCTGTATCAAGGGGCTCGTCTAAAAAATAACGGTTCTTATACATAAGCTCATCTCGTAGGGTTTCCCATCTGATAAGCACCTCGCTTTTGTATCTTTCCGACGGCGAGAAGTTTCTTCTTACAATATCGCCATCATCAAGTATCTCTCCCAACAGCTCTTTCGCATGGGCAACATCCATTCGCGAGTGTGAAAAAAGTTGCCAATCCTCTTTCAACCATTCAACGAGCGGTTTTCCTTCTGGGTCCGGTTCATAAATACTTATCAGGAGCCTAAACCAGTCCTCGAGTATAACAGCCTCGACCAAGTCAACATCATGAGAGTCACAAAAACCGCATATACCTCGACTATCGGAAATCAAAGGAATGATGTCTTGTTTCAGACCACGATCACCGAAACACTCTGGGCAGCAATGAGTAGGCATACTGATTCTCAGCCAAGAAATTTAGAAAGCGTCTCGATATGATGATTCAGCGAAATCTTTTTCAAATATCCCAACCCGGGGAAATGGCCACGAGCATGAAGTGTCCGCAGCTCCCTAATGGCTGCTGTTTCGTATAGCTTAGATTGACCTGAGTCTAATTTTAACATTAGCTTGTCCAAGGCCTCGGCAAACTTTCCAGCCGGGTCTGTGGGCGTATCCTGACTTGTTGATACAAAATGATAAATAAACATTGCGTCATCTTGTTCTGGATCTATGAATGTCAGGTGTATAGCTACAGCGTAAGCTGGACCGCCTGATTCTGAATAACCGTCGCCAACTATCGAGAAGTCACCAAACCCATTCATGCCTTCGTCTTCGTAAGTGACGTTGAGATCAGAAAATATTTCTATCGCGGGGTAATCCCGATTGCGGCGACGCTTAAACCCATCTCGCAAAAGTACACGATAACTTCCACTAAAGTGTTTGCGATATGTTTTTGGACAAAAGTTTTCACTAAAAATATTACGTGTCACAGATAGTTTCTCACCGAGCTCGAACGCTAATTCCTTGCCTTGATTGAAGCCCGCATGAATGAAATTTATTCGATGTTCACGGTGACGCTCGCTGAGGGTTATCGCCTCAGCCACCCCCATATCTTCTCTAAGTAAAACTCCAACCTCAATGGACTGTCTATCCGCATATTTTCTTACCAGATCCGTAATACCGTCCCCATTATCCCTGTAATCGCCATGGTATGGATTAACAATGATTATCGCTTTTCCGTCCTGGTCGCAAACCGCCTTTAACGTTTTCTCTAACCCTGCTAACGCTTCACGAACGGGTTCAATGATAGGCACAAAGTTAGAGGACGCTATCAGCTCAGCATTGTCACGGATCGAAACTAATTCGTATTGTTTGCCGCGAAAGTAAGGATAGTACATTGAGTCTATTTCCAGTCCATGGCGGTGCGTAAAGGGGTGCTGAGTGCCTGAATCATCCGTGCGTGATCTGTATTTCGGATGTTTACTGACAGAGCAGCGGCGCGTAGAGACGGAGGTAATTGGCCAACAAATTTCTTAAGGGGGGCAAGACTGCGTGTCTGTTTTAACGTTTTTACCATGAGCGAATGAACGTCTTCAGGCGAGAACTTCGCAAATTGTTCTCGCATCGCCCTACGCACCATGGTGTTTGGTAGTTCGGGAACTACCATTCCGAGCTTATTTAAGATCATGCGAGCCTCCTCTGTACGAAGAGATTCGAAAATTGTTACGGGGCAAGTGTTTTTCACATTATCAGAGGATTCGCGCACTCTGGTAATCTTATTGCGCTTATTTAAACACAGAATCCCAACTCCGCTTGGGGTGTTATCAATTAAGCTCGGAACGTGCGCTTCGCTTGCTACAATATATATTCTCGCGAATACTTTTTGATAATTAATTATTTGATTGTCGAGCCTAGCCAATGTATCTCGCTCAGACTTTATCTCATAAACAGTCGAGGTTCCGTTTAAAATAGCCAGATCAGCCTTACAAGCTCCTGCGCGAAACTCATTAAGCATGCAAGCAGTATTGAGTGAGTGTATTCCGAGCAGCACATTCTGAGTTAAAGCTGCTCGATATACATATTCATCGCGAAACCCCGTACGTCGTAGAATTGCAAAAGCATTATCAAAAGCGTTCGCCACTGTGTTTCCTGGGATGGTGGCTAATTCTGCTTGGCGAAAAAGTCTAGAAAACATTGCTGATTGCCCGTTCCGCGCAAGATCGCGGAAAACTCCGGGGGAAAATAGCCGTGACAGGGCAGAGAGCTGTAATGCGGTCGGTGACACGTCCCTCTCCAATGTGATGATCAAGCGGCGCAGTGGTGATTCTAGATCATCCCATTCTAATGGTGAATCGATGAAATGGCTTGGTAATCGCCGCCAGACTTTTAGAGGCATGATGACCGCTATTGGCCGTTAGCGGACGTCCGGCCCTCGGTACTCATACACATAGCCTTGGGCCATCAGAAAAAGAATTTGGCTTCATCTGACAGCATTGCCGCATACAACTATTAGGAGTAGGGTGAAAGAACTGTGTTCGTTGCAAATCGCGGCTTATCAACCTTGGAGCCTGATTGATGAACCCGAATTGGGAGCGTGCTCGCCCCTTCTTAGATACTGTGATCGTCGTCGAGGATGACCCAATCATACGGTTGTTGGTGAAGGATATTCTCGACGAAATCGGGGCCAAATCCGTTCTTTTCTCCAGCGCTGACGAGGCCTATGACTATCTGCTCGGCACGCATGCCCATTGCCCGCTGGTGATCGTCGACCAAGGATTACCAGGAAAAATTCAAGGCGGTGAGTTCATCGAAATGGTTAGGGCAAAATGGCCGGGGGTACGCTCAATTCTCACCTCCGGATATCTTTTGGAACCCGCCACCATTCCCGCTTACGTCACCTACCTGCACAAACCATGGTCTCCAGGTCTACTGATTGCCACGATTACGAGCTTACTGAACCGTGAAGGTAGAGCCTCAGCCTAGCGCCAAAAGTTCGCCTAATGGCGTCGGCATCTATCGGTACCGCTGTAATAATGTAAACGCTGCTGTCAGTCAGCAGGTTCACTTGCAACTCACGGTCCATAATTGGTCCAACCGTGTCGTGTAGCTTTGACTCATCATTTCACGCCGCATGGCCCACTCTGGGTTACCAGGAACGCTCGCCGCTCGAAGCGTGCCCCTTCCCCACCGTTCGTTGATCTGATCCAGTACTGCCATGACCTTGGTTGATTCTGTCGGTTGAGAAGCCGCAAACAGATCGTCCGTGTATTCGCCCGGCTGACATAGGTTCATCAGCAATACCTCCGCCTTGCTGTACTTGAAACCTGGGCGATATACCCGATCCAGCGCATCAACTGCGGCCTTGGTCAGTAGCCGGACATCATCCGTGGGGTAAGGCATATCGATCACCACACCATTGGCATACTTCGCCTCTTCAGGATTGAACATCCCCGTGCGGATGCTCACGCGCACTTTTTTGCACAGCGACTTTTGCGCCCTCAGCTTTTCCGAGGCGCGCATCATGTATGTGGCCACCGCCTCCTTGATCGGTGCCAGTTCCGTCAGCCGGGTGCCGAACATTCGACTGCAGCAGATCTCCTGCTTCGGAGGATCGGGGTCATCCAGTTCCAGACAGGGGGTGCCGGCCAGTTCGCGCGCCGTCTTTTCGATCACCACACTGAAGTTTTTGCGTAGCGTCCAAGGATCAGCTTTTGCCAGATCCATCGCAGTCTTGATGCCCATCGTATCCAGGTGCGCTTTCATTCGACGCCCTATACCCCACACCTCTGAAACGTCTGTGTTGCGCAGCACCCAGTCACGCTTAGTTGGGTCGCAAATATTGACGACACCGCCCGTCTGCGCCTGAAGGCGTTTAGCCGTATGGTTGGCCAGCTTGGCCAAGGTCTTGGTGTGCGCGATACCGACACCGACCGGAATGCCGGCGCACCTCAGCACCTGACTACGGATCTGTCTACCGAGGCCGTCCAAATCGGTGATTCCGGCGAGATCGACGAAGGCTTCGTCGATGCTGTAGACCTCGACTGCGGGCACCATAGACTCAATCAGCGTCATGACGCGCTCACTCATGTCCCCGTACAGCGCGTAGTTCGAGGAGAACGGGACGATGCCGTGCTGCTTAAGCTTGTGTTTGATCTGGAAGTACGGCTCGCCCATTTTCACGTATGGCTTGGCGTCGTAGCTGCGGGCAATGACGCAGCCGTCATTATTCGATAAGACGACGATGGGGACCTTTGCCAGGTCAGGACGGAACACTCGCTCGCAGCTGGCGTAGAAACTGTTGCAATCGATCAGGCCGAACACCGGCACCCGCTTAGACATGACTGCGTACACTACCAATGATTACGCCCCAGATCGCCAGCTCATCGCCTTCCAACACGTAGCGCGGTGGGTACTTGGGATTCTCGGACAGGAGGATCACCTCTTTTCCACGGATACATAGCCGCTTGCAAAGCGGATCATTGTTAAGCAGCGCAACAACAATATGTCCGTGCGCCGGCTCCAGTGAACGATCCACTACTGCCAAATCGCCGTCAAAGATCCCTGCCCCCTGCATGCTCTCTCCGGCAATTTTCACCAAGTAAACATGCGGGGCACGAATATTGAGCACTTCGTCGAGCGAGATGTGGGTTTCGATGTGATCCGCTGCCGGCGAAGGAAAACCTGCCGGCACCCGAAAAAGACAAAGAGGTAATTTCCGACCGGCCACAGCAATAGGGCCTAGGATTGAAAAGCTCATGACGCACGACTTCCGATACTGTACGAATATACAGTTAACGTTCAGAACGGCACTCGGTCAATTTCTGTAGGAAATATCGGATAAACGGGAGGGCGGGAACTAAAGAAATGACAACCAGCATCCGTCAGAACAATCCACCTAAAGCTATCGGCTCCCAGTTCATAATTACCAGCTCGCCACTGACTTCGGCCTTCCCCTGCCGCTGATTGGCTGTGGTGTAGCGGATGTCCAGAGTCTCAAAGTGGAAGCCTGCAAACACACGGCGGATATCGGGATGATCGTTGATGCTGACCATCACCTTGCCTTTGCAGCGGCGCATGAAGTCGGCCATCCGTTCATAGTTCTCGAACGGAAAGTCCACGCCGTAGCCGGCGGTCTGCCAGTAAGGCGGGTCCATGTAATGGAAGGTGTGGGCACGGTCGTAGCGTTCAGCGCATTCAAGCCAGGGGAGGTTTTCGACGTAGGTGCCGGACAGGCGCTGCCACGCGGCCGAGAGGTTTTCCTCGATGCGTAGCAGGTTGATGGCCGGGGCAGTGGTCGCCGTGCCGAATGTCTGACCCGAGACCTTGCCGGCGAAGGCATGGTGCTGCAGGTAGAAGAATCGGGCGGCGCGCTGGATGTCGGTGAGGGTTTCGGGGCGGGTCATTTTCTGCCATTCGAACACCTGCCGCGAACTGAGCGCCCATTTGAATTGGCGCACAAATTCTTCGAGGTGGTTCTGCACGACGCGGTAAAGCGTAACCAGGTCGCCGTTGATGTCGTTGAGGACTTCGACCGGCGATGGCTGGGGCTTCATGAAGTAGAGCGCGGCACCGCCGGCAAAGACTTCGACGTAGCATTCGTGTGGCGGAAAAAGCGGAAGGAGGCGGTCGGCCAGGCGGCGTTTGCCGCCCATCCAAGGGATGATGGGTGTAGACATAAAAAGCAAGACCTTTACTGTATGGATAAACAGGTGCTAGGCTCGCCGTGCTTTGTGCACGGAGCAAGAGCCTTGGCTGGACTTGCAGGGACCATCTGCAGGGACGGCGGTCGGTCCGGATGTTGACGCATCCGGACCGGCCGCTCTTTTTTCACTTCGGTGTTGAGACTTCTTTGGCGTATGCCTGACAGGCTGCGAGAGCAATCAGCCCCCGGTCGCCGTCGTCGGTGACGCCGATAATTCGTTGAGCATGCGCTGGGTCAAGTTCGGCTCTTGTGGAACCATGAACCACGCTGCCGGTGGTGGGGGTGGCTGGCATCGATCCGTTGCCGACGCCGGTGGTGGCATCGAGGAGGACTGACAGGCGCAGATCAGCACTGGCAAGACGGTCGCGCAGGCGACCTTGATCACGTTGGACATCGCTCAAGGCTCGGTAGTGGGTTTGTTCACTGGATGCCAGGCGCTGCTCGAGCGCGAGGCGTTTGTCTTGTTCGGCACGCTGTTGTGCGGCCGAGGCCAGGGCCAGTTGATTGAGAGCTTCGGTGTGAAGGCGAGCTTGCTCGGCAAGCTGTTTGCCGTAGCGCCAATCCTGCACTTGCCAGGCGATGGCCGCAGACCCGCCGGCCAGAATTCCCAACAGCACCACTTTGCCAAACATCCGATACGGCGCCGGGATCAGTTCGCCGAGGCGCATAACACTGCCCTCGCCCGCTCCCACAATTGCAGGCGATCCTGCAGGCCGTTCAGCCCACCGTTGATCTTGCGGGTGATCTCCTCGAACTCGTTTTGATCCGCCAGTGCGTTCAGCCCGCGAACCCACCAGAACCACGCGGCCGACTCGGCGGCCCACTTCGGCAGTTCCAGCAGTTCCGGCGTGCGCAACAAACGCTCGTCGCCGAACAGCGCCAAGCTGCAGCGCAGATAGTTGTTGTGGCCGGTGATCTGGATCAGCCCACGGCCACGGTAGCGCTGGCCATCGCCATCGGCCTCCGGCGTGTTGCCCAGCCTTGCGGCCAAAGCGCCGGTGTCGTACTTGCTCAGGTACTGGTCGCCGCCCAATTCGCGCACGTGATTCAGCTCGCCGGACTCGTGCCCGAGCTGGGCGAGAAACGCGGCCTGGCGTCGTGGAGTGTTGATCTGCCGGTGAGCCATGGCGGCATTGAGCACAGAAACAAAAACGCCCGCTTGGCGGCGGGCGTTGGGCATGATGCGTTGCAGCTGTTGTTCCGTCAGTGACATGGGGTTCTCCTGGGTTATGGGAATGCAGCGCTACTGCTTGATCTGAACAACCTTCAGATCCCTCGCTGGCTTTTTCTTCTTGCCTTTGGCTTTTGCTTTGCCCTTCTTGCCGCCATTGCATTCGACCGTCGTGCTCCAGCCCGCCAGAGTGAACACCTGCTCCACCGAGTCGACTAGGTATTCGCCGTCGAGCCCGACCTTGAAGCCTTGGGCGTTGATCGATCGTTCGGCAAACAGATCGGTGCGTCCGACCATCTCCAGCCGGACGCCGGCCGTGGAGCGGTTGAATGCGGTAAGACGGGCCTGGGCAGCGGCTTCGGCGGCTGACTTGTTTGGGTAGATGTGCCGGTCGGTGTGCACCGGCGGCAAGCCGTCGGGTGATTCATCGTTGTCGAGGGTAACCACGGCGAGCTTGCCGGTCCTCTTGTCCTGGTGCTTGGCCGACACAGCCTTGTGGGTGTTGCGGTCGCCGAGCCTGAACTGGAAACGACTGACGTCCCGCCGCTGGATAGTCACCGTGCCCAGCGCTTTACCCGACGCGTTCTCCCCGCCCTGACCTTGATCTTCTGCGACTCACCCGAACGCCAGTCACCGAACGCACCGAAAATCAGCGTCTCGCCCTTCTCGGTGCGATGCTCATGGGCGATGTACCAGCCGTTCTTTTCCTTGCCCTTGTCCTGCGCCGTCTTGCACCGGGTGAGCTTGCCGAACACCAATGGCTGCGCTGGCTCAAGCCCATAATCGGCCAATTGCCCCAGAACCTCATCCAGCATGGCGAGCCCCCTTCCGTTCGTCGACAAAAAGGCATCCCACGCATTGCGTGCAGCCGGGCTGCGCCAAACGACGGGCCTCAGGGATAGGCTCATCGCAGGTTTCGCAGAACAGAAACGAATGCGCCGCCAAAGCAGGCTTGGCAGCGTTGCGAGCAGCGAGCGCTTGATCGAGGCGCTCTTGCACTAGGTCATTAGCGAAGTCAGCGATATCAGCCACGATCAACACCCCGCGTCGTCTGGTTGACATACGTGGCGCGGTTGAACATCCCCAGCAACCCCTGAATCCCACGAAACACCTGCAGGCGAATCGCGGCAAGTTCGTCATCAGTAACGACACCGTCACCGATACTCTTGGCCCAGGTGTCCGCCAGATCCGCCACCTTGCGAAAGTATTCCGCGATGCCGGTGGTCAGCGTCTCGGGCATGTCGTTGGTGTACGCCTCGGCCAGCTCCTGCCAGGTCGTGTCACCAACCAGCGCATGCACCGCATCCAGAATGCGGCGATCCTTGGTCAGCTCCAGAATCTCGCCGAACTCTTGAATGTTCACCGTGTGGCTTGGATGGGTTGGGGAAAGCTTGTGCTGCAGCGTGGTCGCATTTCGGCCGGTGGTGGCGGCGATAGCAGCGGCACCTCCGGGGTAGTCCCGTGCGGCATGGTAAAGCGCGAGATCGAGCGGCAAAACTTCCCGCTGCGCCCGGTCTAGAGAGCTCAGAATGATACGGCTCATGGCATTAATCCTTGTAAGTTGCCAGTGCCGCACGACAGGGAGTGGTGATACATTTGTCGTGTGGCTTGATAGGCCCAAACGCCGGCAAGGTTCTTAAGACCAACACCGGCACCGTGCCGAGGCGAACAATCCGTTGTTCACCCCTGGCGCAACAGCTGCCAGCTCTGTGGTGGAAAAGGCAGCAACACCAAGGCTTCCGAGCCTTGGAAAACGCGAAAGGTGTGGGCGGTTTTGCATTTGGTTTGCCCGCCAACCCCAATCGCGGCCCGACAGCGCTGTGGTGGTGCGTGTCGGGAGGAACTGGGCGACCCTTGGGTCGCCTTTTTTCTAAGCTACTTTCTTGAAATCCATCTCCGGCGGGAAAACATCATCAAGCGAGCATTTGATTCCGAGTTGATTCAACGCAGCGGTAATTGCACGAGATTCTGCAAGTCCGGCAATACGGCGCCCGGACTCATAATTGCTAATCCGTGTCTGCGTCCAACCCAAAATCGAAACCAAATCACGCTGCTTGATACCCGCCTTCTCTCGATGGTCAGCAATCCTGTTCATAAAGATCTCCTGTAACCGGAGCGCAGAATAAACACGATTCGTGATTTTTACAACACGCAAAGTGCGATAAAATTATTTCAATGCGTGGTAAAAAAGACAAATGAACACACTAGGCTCACGCATCAAATCACTCAGAAAAGCCAAGGGAATGAGCCAGAAAGATCTGGCACTTGCCTGTGGCTGGGAATCACAGTCCCGAATTGGTAATTATGAGAAGGATCAACGCCAGCCCAACCTACAAGATCTAGGGAAAATAGCCGCTGCCCTGAATACGCCGCTGACAGAACTAGTCAAAGATGTCGAGGGACCATTACCCCATTTATCTGGTGATGCGCACGGAAACATTTACGACATCAGGTACCCCCCACGACTCAAGAGCAGCCAGAGCGAAGGGATAACGTCAGCAGGACGAGCGAAAACAGGGAGTGTTCCGGTGGTTGGAACCGCACAGCTGGGCAATGAGGGATATTTTGAGGCGCTTGATTTTCCCCCAGGCCACGGCGATGGTTATTTGAGCATCCACAGCGATGACCCTGATGCCTACGGATTAAAGGTTACCGGCGACAGCATGCTTCCCAGGATAAAAAATGGTGAATACGTGCTAATCGAACCCAACAAGAGCTACTTCAGTGGAGATGAAGTTGTTGTCAGAACCTCAGAAGGCCGAACGATGATCAAGGAATTCATCTACCTGAGAGATGGGATGTACCGGTTGGACAGCGTAAATGCCGAACACCCACCAATCCATATCTCCGCGAGCGACGTGATTGAGATTCACCTCGTCGGCGGCATTCTAAAGTCATCACGTTTTTTGCACGCAACGTGACAAAATAATCACAATTCGTGTTGACTTAAAAAACACATTGCGTGATATTTGCCTCACTCTTTCACCACAGAGCGAGGCAAATCCATGCAAACCTGCGCAACCCTCCACGTCCATCCGGCGTGTGTCAGCAACAAAAAGATGATCGAGCAACTGCAGTCGGCCACCGGCTGCCTGGTCATCATCCATAACAGCAAACCCAAGCTGATAGCCCAATCCCACCCCGTCCCTTTCGATCCGAATGATGGGGGGCACGCGGCATGAGCAAATACAAGATCGACAACCGCACCCTGCAGTTGCTCAACGCTCAGGTCAACCTGACCGAGACCTTCAACCACGTCCTGCGAACAGCACCTAAGCGTGAATGCCTGGCATTTCGACTCAAGGTTGAACGCGGCACAGTGAAAAGCACTTTTGTCGTCGAGCTGGGCTACGAACGCCACACGCTGACCCTGCAGAACGACAAGAAGATGCACCTTAAGCTGGCTGACTTCATTGAGGAGATCGCCAACGGACCGCTTGATCCGAGCAATACCAACGACTTAACTCATCTCCCGCACGCCAGCAGGGAGTACGGTCGGTTTGAGGTGCAAGACAAGCAGCGAGTGTTCGAACTTGTGCGGACCGGCGGCGTGCTGAGCCTCGACATGGGATTTGATCTCCCACTGCACGTTGCCATTCACCGCACCCGCACGCGCCGAGGCGTGACCGTCATCCTGAGCATCGGCAACAAAAGTCCAAATACCAGCTGCTTCACCGTGTGCGACACCGATGTCGAGATCTACGGCAAGGTTACCGAATCCATTATCCACCTCGCGGCAGCCGCAACACCTGCCGCACATGCGGCATAAGGTGAACAACATGGAACGCACACTCGCCCAAGCTGCAGCGCTACTCGGCATGACTCGACCAAAACTGATTGCCCTGATGCGGGAGAAAGACCTGCTTAAAGGAAACCTGCCGGCCTACCCAAAACGGGACAAGGCGCATCTGCGAGTTAAAAACACCTCGTGGTTTCACGGGACGCACGGCATGCAATACAGCGAGTCAACCCGGGTGACTCAATCTGGTATCCGCTGGCTGGCTGAACAACTCGGCATCGACCTACCCGCCATCCCGGCAGACCGCCGTGACGTGGCCTAGGGAATACGCCCGACAGATCATCGCCATGCGGACACGAGAGGAGCGCAATGCCGCGCTCCTTGAGGTGCCCGACCATCTGCGGGAGCTGACGAAACGGCATTGCCTGAACGCCTGGAACCATCCGGCAAGAAAACAACGCAAGGAGGCCACACAAAGCCATGAGTAACGCAGCCCAAGCCCCATTAAGGCTACACCCTGCCCCTGAGTCCACCACCATCGAGCTGCTTTACCGCACTTTCGGTGACGTGCTGATTCCGCTGGAAACAGTCCGCGAGAAGTACTTCCGCAACCTCAACGAGCAAAAGTTCGTGTCAGAAATCAACAGCGGCCGAATCCAGCTTCCGATCACCACGCTGGACTCAAGCCGGAAAGCGCCCAAATACGCACACATTCGGCATGTTGCATCGCTCATCGACATTCGTGCCTACCAAGCCGACGAAGACATGCAGTCTCAGCAAGAAGAACCAACCGAGTAACCACCACATTAGGACTGCCACCACCAGTTCGCAATTGAACCAGGAGCAAACCAAATGACCGCAATTCAGATCTGCGCACTCATCGCCCTGATCACCCTGGCCGGGCTACTAGTCTGGGCCGGCTACTTCATGGGCCACAGCGACGGCATGTCCGCCGGCATGAAAGAAAGCGACGACATCCTGCGCGCTCAAAGCGCCAAGACCATTCGCGAGCTGAGGGCGTCCCTCGACTTCATCAAGGCTGACCACGCTCACTTGGCGCAATTCAGCAAACGTCTCCAGCAAGCGTTGGCACTCGGCGAACCCGAGCGCCAAACGCTGCTCGACATCGCAGACAAGCTCCGGATCGCCGCCGAGACATTCGCCGCCTTCCGCACGGGCAAAAAACTCGAGCGCGAAACCAGAGCCTTGCGCGACCAAGCGCTGGCCATGGCAAAACTTCTGCAGGTTACAAATGAGGGAGAGGCCGCATGAACGGCACACTGTCTTACTTCGGACCGACTCATTATCGAATCTCAGAGCAAGGCGACGATCAATCTCACGTACGAGCTCGATTATCGACCGCGTTGCTCTGCGACAGCACGCGCGTCGACACTCAAGAAATAAAAGGTCTCTGCTGCGCAGCAGCAGGCATTAGTGCTTTTCCTCAAGCCGCTACCGAGGCACTTCCCCCCCAAGAAAAGCTGCGCCGGGCAGCGACACCCAATGCAACGCTGACCGCTCAGCAACGCCCGCC